TGCCTTTGGTTGTGAATTTTCATAGCCACGATACGCCGTGGCGAGCCCTGAAATAATTAAGATTCCGCGCGTAACGATAGGACCGCCTTTAGGTCCGAATACCTGCCCGATCAGATCTAAGGTCTCGTGATCAAGGAGCGCCAAGGCTCCGATGGCTGCTGTACAAAATCCAATAACTTTGGTAGCGTGATTATGGAAAAAAGTTTGTATGGATTTCATCATGACATCTCTCGATTTGATCGGAGAAAAGTATGGAGATTTAACAGTCCTAAAGAAGGCCCATAAATCTCCGCACGGATTTCAACTCTGGTTTTGCGTTTGCTCATGCGGCACTAAAGGTCTGTGGTCTGGAAATACTTTGCGATGCGGACATACAAAGAGTTGCGGATGTCAGCAATACAAAAATCGCAAGGGCCGTGTCACTCACGGATACACAAAGCAACGTCAGTCTTCTGAATATCAGGCATGGAATAATGCAAAAAGGCGCTGTACCGATTCTAGACGTCACAACTTCCATCGATATGGAGCCAGAGGAATCGCTATGTGCAAAGAATGGCGAAAGGATTTCGGCGCATTTATTGCACATATCGGGAAAAAACCTCATCCACATCTCACCCTCGAACGCATTGATAATGATAGAGGATACGAACCAGGAAATGTTCGGTGGGCCACCTATAGAGAACAAGCATTTAATCGCAGTAACTCACGTAAAAACAAACCCCACTAAACTGTATCTTCGTTTAAGCGATGTGCCCATCCGGTGACAAACTGAAGTGATTTCCATCAGGTAAGTGAGTGAAGTCACCGCCCCATCGATAGTTGGGACCTAGGGTTTTCCACCATTCTCCCAAGTCTTTTAGCTGCGAGCCATCGGTGATGAGTGCGCCGTTCTTGAAACAGTTCAGGTCAATGGCCAGACGCTCTATATGCAGGCTATGCGCAATGCCTAAGCCATGATCGGCGTTCCACTGCGCCTGTTGTGGAGTGCGCCACGCCTCACCCAATGTGACTGTGTAGCCAAAGCTCGTCGCCTGCTCGATGAGCTTGGCGGCAGCTTGCGCAAATTCTTCCTGTAACTTGCTCATGATTTCTCCAATTTCCTGATTCTAGCTTCCAGATCATCGATCGTGTTGGGCCGATTGCTGTCAGCAGATCCTAGGTAAGGATCAACCCGCAAATGCTTCATCTTGCGTAGCTCCAAGATGAACTCCTCTGACTGGCGTACCCGCTCCTCGAGCCGTGCGATCGATATCTTGGCGCCGAAGAAAGCCCCCGAAACGGAGCCTCCGACCGTGAGCAGCCCGATAAGGATTTCGATGAAGTCGCGCGCATTCACGAATAGCCTGACCAGAGCGATTGGACGAGCTGCTGAAACCATGCCTTATCGGCCGCGCTGAAGGCAGGCTTGGCGAGAAGCTTACAGAGCATATCGGCACTCCCTGTTTCATTCGCCACCGCCTGAGCGATGTCCTCTTGTGCGAAGAGTGATCGCCACTGCGCATCCGAGGTCGGATCGGTGACCACGGCGTTATGAAGGATTTGACAGACGATCCCGCCCATAGTCTTCCCCTTAAGCCTTAGGCTTTTCGCGCACCGACAACGCTTTGCCGTCATGCCATAGGTAAACCTCGCCGGATTCGCCAGGCTTTAAGGTCTTCTCTATGGTGCCGTCTGGGTTCACCAATTCAACGTCCCAGCTAGCATAGGGTTCACCCTGGTTTTCATTCTTCACCGTTACCTTCGTAGTCATTTCTATCTCCGTGGTTTGTAGTCCAAATTGGCAGCCGGACCTTTCGATTCATCCCCTGGCTGCTTCAGTCCTTCGCGAATCAAGAGTGCATCATGATCCATGATCAATTGTTGTAGCACCCGCGTCTCTCGCGCAGAACGTTCCGCATCAAATATAGCCCAGATGCCCATCATGAATGCGGCCACCGCGAACACCAAAGCGAGTAGCGATAAGGTACGCTCTGAAAGCTCTACCTTGGTACTCTGGCTGATGCTGCCCTCGCGCTGATTCACCGATTCGTCGCGATTCTCCTGCTCGCTCATTTGAGCCTCGCCATGACCACTTCCACCTTCGCCTCAACGGAGGCCAAGCGCTGACTCGATGAGACCGCAAACTGAATGCCGCCGCTGATGGCCGCAGCGATCAATAGTGCATTGATACCTAAGAGCCAACTGATGAGCTTGGTCGAGCCGTTGAAGGTGTTGTTCGATCCCATGCCGTTGAACTTCCTTTCGCGCTCGAATCTGCGATCAAGCATCTGCCCCCATTCGTAGATATCCTCAGGAGTGCTGACGGCGGGGCGGCTCAAGGGGTGCTGGTGTGAGGCGTCAGGCATGGCTAGTAACCGCGACCGCCGCCAGCGGATAGGACAGGGTAGTATGGAGGACCTACTTCCCAGCCTACTTTTACGTAATAGCCTGATTTGAAATTATCCGGTGTTTTTGTCCACCAGCGATAAATAAGCGGTCTGCCAGATCCAGAAACACCCGAAACACGACGTAAATTTGCTACAGGATTTCTCCATGCCAGCCAGATGTACTTTGCAAGCCAGGTGCTTCCAACTGCCCCATCATCCGAGTTCCACCACAGATACGAGGCTTTAGCGAGTGTGGGAGAAAGGCAGATAAACCAGCCCATCACCATCAACGGTATATTGATGATCTGAATGAGTGCAAATAACAGCCACATCATAGTGTTCCTGAGCGTTCTGATTCTGGTAAATCTGCATATCCTGGCGGAATGCCATGCAAAAATAAATGCAAGGTTTCAGCACTGTTTGACATGCAAGTGATCGAGTGAGACTGCTTGCCATTAAAATCATGCACGGTTCCGGTTAAAAGCACATCTTGATTTTCAAGATCAAGCCTCACTGTCCCATAAACGACGATGATGTTGTGTTCAAATTCTGCCTGGTGAGCGTGTACTGGGATTTTCTCCCCATAGGCCAGCCAGTACCTGATCCCGAATAGATCACCCGATTGATACCATGCGAATCTCATGTGTAGTAGAAAGCGATTCCGCCTACTCCACCACCCGTCTTACCCGTATTAGCCACGCCAAATCCTCCCTGACCGCCGTTATTGCCTAGATTCGCATTGATCCCGGCAATCGCACCGCCACCATTCGGTATAACTCCACCCTGACCATTCTGTCCATTACCCCCTGTTGTGTTGGCGAGAGTTCCGCCTGTTGCAGTACCTCCGGCTCCTCCAATGCCACCAGGTGCATTTCCCCCTACCGCCCCACCGTTTGCCGTCATGGTGGTGAGCGTTTGCGTACCGCTTGAGACGCTTGAATTAGCTCCATTCGCTGCCCCCACTGTATAACTGAAAGTAAGCCCAGCCGTAACAGGTAAAGAGGTGCGACAGTATCCACCTGCTCCACCGCCCCCACCTTGTGAGGCAGAACATCCGGTTCCTAATCCATTGCCGCCAGCGCTCGATGGCCCCCAAGCTTCTATGAGTACGTTCTGCGCACCGGCAGGGATCGTTTCGGTAAATGATCCAGGGGTTATATGGGTGATAAGGATCGGTGCGATCGCGCTACCTGCCAACAAGATCTGCTGGATACTCACGAGAGACCTGAACCCGATATGACCCACGTGGTGGTTTTGAGCTTCAGGATCGTGGCGAGACCATTCTGCGCAAGGGTGCGCGTGCCAGATGCGCCGGTCGAGCCGAAGCGCACCGTGTCGCCCGCTGTCGGAATGGTGATATTACCGCTGGTGTCATTGTAGATCGAAATAACGGTCCCGATCGGGAAAGCCACCGAGGCATTGGTCGGAATGGTCACTGTACCGGCTGCATTGGCCTGAGCCACGCATTTACTTGCATCTCCCAATGCCAGCACATAGTTGCTGCTCTGATTGTTTAAGGGTATGCCAGCATAGATTTGTACACCATTTAATATGATATCGCTCTGCACGTTTATGGTGCCGCCACCAAAACTGCCGCCGGCGGGTGCCCCTATCGTTACGCCGCCATCGCCGAATATCCTTAAAATATCGACCGATCCGGCATTCAAAAATCGCGCACAATAATCACTCGCATTCGTACCGGCAACGATGGCCATGCCGAAGGATTGGCCGGCTGTATTCGGAGAAATTACAGCGATCGCATTTGAATTGGCGACGCCATTGACAGACCAAGCAACACCACTAGAGGGCGGCCCAATAGTCCCTGATAGAGCCGTAATATTGAGCCATGAACGAATGGCCGTACCTAAGTTATAAGCACCTGAGCTATTAGGCAGAAAGTCAGAAGTCATCTTTCCCTGGCCGTCACGGGTGACGCAAAGTGAGAGCCCGGTCGCAAATCCATTGTCTTCTGTGTCAACACGCGAGGCCGTTATGTCAATATTGTTGTTAGCATCCTGCACCCAGGAGTAAGATCTGACGAAGTTGCCATTTCCATCAAAAGCCATTTAGGTAGTCCTTATGATATTGCTGGGTAACTTGTTTTTGGTCTTTCTCATCTCTATCCCTTCGATCATTGCAGGAGTGGTGCTTTTCTGGGCAGCATCGCAATTGCTTCGCGACATCTTTCACTGACCTTGTAGCTTTTCAGCAAGCATTCTTTGACGCTCACTCAAGGGCGATGAACTAAGAAACCCACCGACATTCTGCGGAGTTAAAATCGGCGTCGTGCCTTTAGGCAACGCATTCCCCTGTCCAGGTCCTTGGATGTACTTCCTCATCCCATACCTACCTGCTGGATAAGCAGCCGCAGCCGCCAAACCCGCTACACCCATGTTCTTCAAAGGCTCTGGAATCATTTCAGCGAGCGCACCACCCCCTAATAACGCCCCAGCCATCCCTAGATGATTGCCGGCCGTCTTAGTGGGTTCGGTAAAAGCCCCAGACTTCTCAGCTTGACCGGCTGCGCGAGCTGCAATCTCAAGATTGCCGGATAGATAATCATCATTCTTCAAAGCGGCTGCTAGTTTCGGAGCCAACACATTGCCGGTGGTTGCATTGCGGTTATCCTCCACCGAATGAATGATGGCAAACTTCCTGCGGGAATCCTGAAAGTTTTTCACCATGTCCGCCGCAGTACCGCCGCGAGAAGAGAGGTCCTGTTCGATCGCGTCCTCTAAAACCTTGGAGACGCCTTTGTATGCCTGCCCTGCTTGAGCATTGCCGGTTCGATATGCCGCGCTTGCTTTATCCCGAAGTGCGGCGATCGCATCCATGGCATCGCTCGCATCAAAAGTCCCCGGTCCTTGAGAAGCTTTGCGCTTGATATCATCAACAATCCCGGCAAGTTCAGGATCAGCTAACTTCGCTGAAATCTTGCCAGCACCAGATTGCTTGGCTAGCGCTGCGGTGAGTTTCGGCACCATATCCGATGGGGCTTGAATCTGGCCTGCACCGCGAAGCGCATCATATCCAGGGGCCGCTGCGGCTTTTGCATTCGCAATATCCAAATCAGTGATCGGACCTTTGGCTGGAGGTAATCCCATATCACTGCGTGCACCTTGATTGGTCACTTCCTGATTGTTGATGGCCATGTGCTGAGCAACGTTGGTCTTACCGGCGATCGTTTCGCGGGTGATATTGGCGGTCGTCGGATTCGTAGTCGCAGGTGGGAATTGATAGCCCTTAGCCTGTCCTGCCGTGACAGCATCGTTTTTGATCTGATTTTCAGGCAACAGCGCACCAGCGGGTTTTACTATCTTGCCACCAGCAGCTGTTCCCAAGGCTTGGGTTGCGATTGAGGCTGCATTATTGGCCCAATCGCTATCGAAGGGTTTAGCCTCGCCTACCGCCTGTCCTGCCATCGCCGCAGGAGCCGCTACAGCCAGTCCTCTTGCGGTGGCAGGCATTCCTCCACCCCCAGATAGAACGCCTGGCACAACGCTTCCTGCGGTCGCGAGATAGCGCGATACTGGATCATCTGGCCGCTCAGGCTGCGTCGATGTCACGGGATTTTTATCCATTTGCTGAGTAAGCCACTTACCCACAGGTGATGGACCTCCTACATCCCAGCCTGGCTTTCCGGTGATGGCCTGATAGCCAGCACCTAACCCGGCTTTGCCTAGATTGAAAAGATTGGCGACCGTATCCGCCGGAAGGGCCGCAAGATATGCGGTACCGCCAAGAATTCCGCCTTCTAAGGCATGGGCGCGGTTCACCGCTGTCACGGGCTTAGTTTTAGCCTCTGGTGGGTCGTACTTATCGAAATAGTTGTCGGTAGGATCTTGAGCAGGTGCTTGAGTCGGTACGTTATCGTACTTGTCGAAATAGTTACTCTCCGGCATCGGGCAACCATCCGAATTTTTTCTTGAAAGCAGGTGCTAAGGAAGGATTAGCCTTCAACTCCGCCACAGCCTGAGGAGGGGTTGAGTATTTCTGCGCAAACTGCTGAAGCGGAAACTTATTGGAATACCAACTCTCGAAGCGATTCGGATCCCCACCTTGCGATACATATTTCCCGTAGTCGGCAGAACGCTGCTTGAAGTACGAATTTCGCGCATTATCTTGTTGAATGAGACTTTGAATCGCCTGACGTGAGGTCGCAACAGAAGGACTCGCCTCGTTCTTTTGCAGCATCACCTCATTGCCTGTCATCCTAGCGCCGTAGGTCTGCTTTGCACCCTGGAGGGCGGAATTGAGCAAGTTCTTATTTAGCTCAAAGGTCGGTGTAACTGTTCCACTACCCGGAATGAGCTTAGGACTCACTCCCCATTCCTGCATCTTGGCCCGATTCTCAGTGAAGAAATGACTCAACGGCCCAACCTCTGCAGTCGGTAGAGCCTTCAAGGCTTCGCTGTTGTAGTTCATTTTCTGATCAGCCAAGTCCGCCTCAGAGCCATACTTCGTCACCAATTCTTGATGCTTATCCGCCGCGCCTTTAAGCACGTTCTTCGTAAATTCATCCGGCGCACCAATCGCACTCGATATCGGAAGCTTCGGAATGCTTGCCCAGGGACCGCTATCTGGTGGCTTAGGAGCCTGCGAGTTAGGCAACGAGGTCGCAGTGGGAAAATAGCTTTTCTGCTGTGAAGCCGGTAACCCAGTATGCGGTCCTCCCACCACAGCACTGCCGCCCCCTTGGGTCGGCAGCGTCGTGTATTCGTTCGATACCTTACCCGCAGTTGATGCGCCCGTGGATTGTGCGATGGCTTCAGCAGCACCAGGAACCATGCCGGAACCTGCAAGGCGCCCTTGATTATCGTAAGTATTCACCGCACCCTGAGGAAGCGATGGATTCTGACCGATCACCTCATTGGTGAAAGGGTCACGCTCAACCGCTCCGGGTCTCTGCTCTACCGGCGCCACATAGTTGGCCTTAGCCAAACTGCGCTGCGCTATCTGTCTGCCGATGGCTGAATTAGGATCAATGCCAGCAGCCCTTAACTGCGCCTGAATCTCCGCAGGCTTGAAGTTTGGCGCAATGAAGCTCTCTGCATACTTCTCAGGCCCCATCATGCCTAGAACTTGCTGTGCGGTTCCTTGGCCCATACCTTGGGGAATGAGAGGATTCTGTTGTTGCGCAGCATTTGGCGATGGCTGCTGCTGTCCTGGCGCAGTGTTCTGCGGCATTTGGGGTGTGCCACCATAGATATTCTGAAAATACTTCTGCTGCGCCTGCTGTGAGCCCTGCATGGCTTTGCCGGCCATCAATGCAGAGGCAAGGGTAGAAAGTCCAGACAAAGCAGAACGGCGCGGCACCAGCTTCATGCTGTTCCAATTCTCAGGCGTCTGATTGCTCTGTTGCGTATTCTGCATCAGCATAGAGGCAAGCATCTGCTTGCGCTGCATGTCTAGATAATCGGGATAGGCCGATGGGTCTAGATACGGTGGCTGCGTTTGATCGGCCATTATTGCTGCGGAATTTGCGGCATCTGAGGAGCGGTATCTTGCGGCATATTAGGAGGCGCTTGCGGATTCTGCTTCTGCATCATTTGGCGAAGCATCATCATCTTCAGGAAATCACTTCCACCCTGCGCGGCCCCGCCAGCAATACCCTGCTTGGGCACGACACCGCCTTGCATTTGGGGCTGCTGTTGCTGCATGAGCATGGCGGCTAACATCTGTGGGTCCATAGACATTCATTTCTCCTTTAAGCCATCATCGCGTACATGGCAAGCATCGCAGCTAAACTCGATGCCCCGCCTACCGCCTGATTGTTAGCGGCGTTCGAGGCATTCGCGGAATTAAGCTCGCCCTGATACTGATTGTTGAACGCACTCATGATATCAGGCGAGGCCGCCCCTCCCGTCGCACCGTTGCCGGAGAGCGCGTTGAAAAGACTGATCGGCTCCTGCTGCGATAGCTGCTGGGCATTTAGGCCCTGCATCGCCATGTTCTGTAACTGCCCTTCCTGTGCGGTCGCGCCGGTGATCGCCGAATTAGCCGCCTGATTCTCACCGAAGGTCTGATTGCGCGCGAGATTCCCTTGGGCATTGTTCCATGCTTCAGAACCAGGCGTCGCCCCTTCTGCGGCAAGCTGAGCATTCTGCGAGGTCTGCTGCTGCTGGTACTGCGGGGCTAAATAGCCCATCTGTTCATTAAATAGTGCGTTGGCCACGTTCTGATTGCCCATCCCCACGCTTTGGCTTCCCTGGCCACCGCCGAACACTTGCGAGGTATCAAGCGGTGTAGAGATGGCGCTTTGAAACTGCGGCGCGAGCTGCGTGGAAAAGCCATATAAAGGGGCTCCAGTATTAGGATCTGTTCCAGTCTGTTTCCAACTACTGTTTCCCAATGCATTGGAATTGCTGGTGCGGCTCAATGCCGCATTATAATTTGCCGTGCCTTCATTCAAGCCCAACTGTGCACCGGCCGCTTGATACGGATCAACCGGAGGAGGCGTGTTACTGCTCTTACCCATAGCGGCAATCCTCTTTGAATAATCGATAGATCAACACATCATCGTCCTTCATGGCGCGCGCCATGGTGCTTTCGTAAGTAAAGCCTAGGTGTCCGCAGAGCTTTCGAGACTTTAAGTTCTTCGATGCCACATAGCAGGTGATTCGACGCACCCTCAATTGCTTGAAGGGATAGCGAAACATGGCATTTAAAAATAATGGCTTAAGCCAAAACCCAACCCCAGCAATGTGAGCACAGATGCTGCCCTCATCGCTATAGTTGGTGTACATCACCCCGGCGATGAGCTTTCCATCTCGAGCAAATCCTATCGCGGTTGCTGGTCGTCCTAATCCATAACCGATCTGCTTTTCCACCCACTCACAAACTAGTTCAGCATCGAAGATAAGTTCAGATAGGCCCTCCTGGCTCATACATGTAGTCAGTCGAGAACCAGTTGGCAGCAACACCATTGGTTTGTAGGGTAATCCTTCCTGAAGCGACATAGCCTATTCCTGATATGCCTTGCCAGTTTTGTATGAAGGTGTTTCCAGTTGCCCAAGGAGAGGTATTCCAGGCAGAAGTGTTCCAAGGAGAACCGAGCGCTGAATTAACCGTCACAGGCGCCCTTTGCACGTCCTGAAAATCCGTATTTAAAGTAACCGTGGGTACTAAATACGAATTGCTCTGAAAGATCGGACGCGCCATGACAAAGCGCTTGATTTGTCCAGGCTTGTTGAAATAAGAGAACGCCGGTTTACAGTCCTCGATGATGGCCATACCGGCATCTGAGGTACCTTGATCGGCTAGAAACACCTTGGTATTTTCTCCGTAGTAAAGCGAATCCTGCTGCAACTCCCAGCAGTTGGCATTCCAAGCTTTAAACCTACACCATGCCTTAGAGATGGAATTTTGCACCCACTGATGCATCACTGAATTAGTCACGTCAGGCACATTGACAATGACCTTATTGCCTATTGGATAGTCTATGACCTGCCAGCCGAAATTGGCATTGAAGTTCTGAACGTCCGCATTGATGGCGTTCAATATTTTGTAGGTCAGTTCCTTATCCGCTCCAACCCGATCGGTCAAAACCGCCGCATTCAAGGAGGTCAATCCATCTGCCGTAATCACGACAATATCGGAGGCGAGTTTCGTATAGCACCGCCTGCCGATAGGTCTGCCGATCCTGAATATTCCGACAAGCTGCCAAGTGGCAACTTGGGAAGGATCATACCCTTGATAAAGCGCTACTTCCCCCTCACTCGTAATAAAGGCCGCGTAATCGTTTATTCCAGCAACGTTCTGGATTGTCCACGAAGCCATCTGCATCAAGGTGCCGCCTAATTTAAACAAAGTGCCTAAAGGCAGTTTGGTCAAAACTCCCTGAAATCCTAAGATGGAGGCATACCAGACATTCAAGGTATTGTTTTCGATATACCAGCAACGCTGTTGATGAACAGTGATCGTGATGAGATTAGCCGCCGCTAACCCAGCGCCGCTGATAGTCGTTACATTCCAATTTGTTCCATCGAAATATTGCGGAGGATCAAGCCCGTTGACCCAGATCAAAAAATTACCACCACCGGCATTAAACATTGCATGCTGTAGTTTATCGGTCGTCAATCCCGTTACCGATGCTGCTCCCACGGCTCCCTGTGCGCTGATGTCGTATATCGCGGTACCTGAAGCACCAAATAGCTTGCGTCCGGTAAGACCGTTATAAGCCATCACCGTATTAACATGCGTGGGTAAGCCCGATGCCCATAACTGCGTGCCATTGCGCAAGCTCACATAGGAGGGTTGTGGAAACCAGTTATCCATAACCACCGCATCGGTCGGCGGCATGGCGGCCAAACTATCTCTGGCGTTAACTCCTCCGACAGGAGAAGGAACAGAAGTCGTGATGGATTTCAACTACCAAACCCAGTATCAGGCACATTTTGTGAATTGAGCAATCGAATACCTGATGCTCGTGCATTCAATGGCAGATTTCTAGCCGAGGCATTGCGGCCCTTCACCAGATCAAACTTGGTGTTGTAGTCCTTGAATTCCTGCTCCCAATCAAGCCCCTTAGCTTTCAAGAATCGCCACTTCAAACTCAAGATCATCAAATCCTCAGAGATGAGCGACACATCGGTATCGTTCTGCCAGCTATTACTAACTCCCACCGTGGGAGCCATAGCAGAAGCGGTCCAAAAGCTCGATACATATTCAAAGGCGATCGTGTCGATGAAAAGCGTTGAAGCAGATCCTACCGGATTGATGTAGAACTGCCCCTGCATGATGCGAAAGCGCATGCGCGGTCCGACTGGTGAAATACCTGATTTGATGACCTGCCATTCCTGAGCATCCAATGGCCCAAGAAGCTGCCATCTGAAATTTCTATCCCATTCTGTCTGCACGATAAGGTATGCCAAATCCGCTGGCAGCGGATAATTCTCGGTCGCAAAGGTCACCGATTGACCGGATAAGGCAACGGTTGCGGTGGGAGCTTGTGATATTGATACAGAACTACCCACAGGAGGAGCGGTAACAAGCGTGTCATTCACCAACCCCACCGCATAGACATTCTGACCGACCGTAATACCTGCCGTACTAGAGAGATTCGTAAGCGTGGTCGATTGCGGGGTGATCGTGCAGGTATAGGGCCCCACCCCAGAGGTTTGAAACGTGTATTGCTTGCGTAGTTGCTGCCAATATCCTGCGGCCCTTGGATCCTCCGCCATCTCCTTACCAGCCCTGTTAGCAAGACTCAAAGCCTGCTGGGCTTGTGGGTCAGGATTACCCACATAGGTAGTGAGGGACGGTAGCCCTATTTCTGATAGGGCCTGGGTACAGATAGTGGCTAGGCTCACTCTTTCTTCTTCATCGAATTAATCTGGGCCTGCAAGCCTTCCAATTGCTTCTCAAGTGTCTTAACGCGCTCCTCTGCTTTGGAGGCTTTCTCCTGTTCAGCACTCGCAAGACTCAATAGCTCCTGTTCCTCTAGTGCAGCTTTCGCCAAGTCCCGAAATTTCCTGCCGCCCATGATATTGGCTGCGGCTGAATCCGAAAGTCCGGCCAGTGCTTCCACGGTAGGAACATTCAAAGCCTTTAAACTCTCGGCAAACGATCGGGTGATAGCACCCCATTCGGAGATATCCCAGCCCTTATGGCCTTTCTCGCCTTTCTTTAAGAAAAGCGCCCAAGCTTCAGGGTACTTGATGGGATCGGCTTCCCCTTCGGTTTCATCGATTTCCCAGCCATCCTGTTCGTACTCGTCCTTGGAGATTTCCTTGTACTTAGGATTCACACCTCTGGCGAGCATGTCCCACACTGTCTTGGTATTTCCTGGTGAGACAATATTGACGTACACCCGATCCTCGTAATATGGGTATCCTTGGTCCTTGGAAATCGCTTCCATCAGCACTGGTTTCGCATAGAAGCGCACCAGAAGTCCTTTTTCAGTGCCATAGATGACCTTCCCACCGGTACCGATGTTCTGCGGTGCTGCAAACTCGCTCATAAGTTGACCTTCCACGTGTAGTTATCGCCCAATTCAGGTTTACCAAAAGCTTCCTGTACGGCCTTCTTCACGCCCCAGCATGGAAACTCCGTATTCTCATAGTCATGGCCTGAGATAAAGCCGCCCTTTTTGATCTTTGGCTTCCAAGCTTCAATATCGGCCTTACATCCTTCATAGGAGTGATCGGCATCGATGAAGACGAAATCAAGTGAGGCATCTGGAATATCCTTCGCGGCCTCTTTAGAGTCTTTTCGCAAAATCTTCGCCCTGGGGCCTGCGAAATAGATCATGTGATGCGTCATGCGAAAGTAACGCTCTTGCTGATCTTGGGTGAGTTTTGAATGAAAATCTCCGGATTCAGCATAGCTTTTCGAAGGACTCGCAGACCATGAATCCACCAGATATAAAGTGAGGTCCGCACGGCTTAAAAGACGCCTTGAAAGCTCGCCGGCGAACACCCCTATCTCCGCACCCACAGGATTATCCATACCCTCAAGCCAGGTGAGCAAGCTTTTAGCCCGCAAATCAGCCGCACAAGAAGTCGGTTCAATGTGCTGCGCTAAGGTAGGGATCAACCCCCGTCCGTAGACGGTCAACTCACACCCTAAAGTCGTGAGCTGTTTCGCCAGACTTAAGAACTGCTCGCTCTGCTGAATCATCCACGGGGCACATTTAAAATTCTTGCCATGTGCCTGAACGTCTAATACTAGTTCCCCGTCATTTAAGCTTTGCGGGTAGGCATGATGTTCATCCTCGTAGGATGAGTCAAAACCGAATAGGAGGAACTGACGATGGCCCAAGATGTAGGCCAAGGAAATGGCATTAAGCCCAGCCGTTGACCCGCCTGAGACCATCGTAGGGCCTTTGGCATTATTCCCGATCTCATCAAGACAGGTCTCACTGTGAGGATGCCAGCAAACCAATCTCTCGCCCGCGGCATCCAAGATTTCAGGATGGCACTGCGAGGCGTAATAGCAAATCGTCTTAATCTTAGGCACGAAGCTTAAATTCGCCTCTCGTGCATCGTGCATCACATGCGCATCAGGTGTAACACCTCTTTCTAGCAGGAACTCAAAGGTGTTGTTCGTCGCAAAGACGACGGAGCCTGAAAGCTGCCAGCCCTTGATGCGCCAGATATCATCTTCGAGAGATGGACCACCGCCGACAATGATTGCGCTATGAGGCGTTCCATCGCGCATCTCGATCCACTTAGGCTTGGTAAGGGCATGACGGATGTTGCGCCTTACCTCATCCTCCTTGGTGTTCATGGCAAAGAACATGGTTTCATTCGAGACCTTCCACACATCCTTCACCCAGTTAAAGCACTGATGAGGCCGTGGAAAACCATGGAAGAATACGACTGAAGTGCCTTTCGGCACGAACTGCTGACAGTCCACCTTGTAGGAGCGGAGAAGCCCTGGATAGAGCTTTTGCCAAATGTCTGGCTCTTGGAACTGTTCGATCCAAGCTTGATCACCGCCTTCGAGTTCAGGATACCCAGCCTGAACGAACCCAGCCCACAAATCAGTTAAAGTCCCAGCCTCCCACGCCATCACGGAGGACTGAAGTCCGTCCGGTCGATACACGTCTCGAAGGATTGCAAAAGGACCAGAATAAGCGGCAATATCGTCCAAGGGACCGGTTATTACCGTGTCTAAATCGAAATAGAGTACCCGCTCACCTTTCGGGAAAGCGTGTTCGCTGAACAAATAGATCTTGTTCCACCAGCCTTCCAAACCTTCCGGTAGAAGTTTCGCCTGAACTCCCGCCATATCTTTGAAATCCGCAGGGTTGTCCGTGAACACCGTGAAGCGTCCCCGAAGCCCTGCGGGTAGATTGCGCCGTATCATCGAATACAAAATCTCCACCGCCTCCACGGCCCGTCCATCCATGTAATGACGGGCATCGACGCAGAGGCAGCAGATATTGAGCATTAGATGGCCGTAATCTTATTGGGGCGGTCATACCACACCAACGCACAACTAATCGTTGCACTGTTGGATGAGGCAAAACGCGCACCAATCAGTGCCGTTCCAACCGCCGAGGTGACCATGACCCGCCCGGCAGTACCGGAGACGAATACACGACCATTCAAGGTGTGAATAACGGCAGTCTTTAGAGTCTGCGCGATACCCACCAGTTGGAACCAGGCGTATTGAATGGAGTTCGCATTGCTCGTGATACCCCCTGTCGTACCGGAGGTGTTGGAGATGCATACCGCTCCAGGCTCACCACCCTTCGCCGTGGTCGGCATCACCGCGACCGTATAGTTAGCGAGCGACCCGGTAAACCAGGTCACCAGCGTTCCTAATGGAACCGCGGTAGAAGTCGGCACAGCAAGATAGATGAACTCACCATATCCCAACGTCGGCTCCCAACCGGCCACAATCTGGCCCAAGCAAGGTTGGAAGATGGGACGCGGAGCAATGGAAGTCGTGATGGTATTGATACCCGATCCCGGTCCTACACCCGGCGCATCGGTCGAGACCACCCCGATATCCAAATCCCCAATCAGAGGAGTGAAGGCACTCCAGTTATAGGTCACCGCAGCGTTAACCTGCGGACTTGCGAATGAAATTTTAGCCATATTGTATCCCTGTGGCTTACGCCGACAGGACCCCCTGCAAGAAGCGGTTGCTCAATGTAAGGTTTCCTGCAAAGCCGATGAGCTTCACCATCGCGTCCTGATTCACCGCAAACCGCTCATCACCCAACGGAGCGAAGTTCCGATCGGCATGAGGCCTGAAGAAAATGTACTTGGTGTTCAAGAAGTACATCGTAGAGGCGGGCGCTCCACCACCAAAGCCACCATCGAGAACCACATCGGCGTTCATGTACTTCAAGGACTGAAAGCCGACTTCGGCCATCTCATCCGAGGTAATACGCTGAATCGCCTGCAAGGATTCAAGATAGAAGCGATAGTAGTTATTATCCGCCACAATCAAGTCCGGTGCATCAGCTCCTCGGACAAGCTGCAGGTACACCCGGTTCATATAGCTCTGGATGTTCGCCGTACTCGTGGCGCCACCACCATTGGTGACACCTGAGAACGCAACATTGCGCCAGAAGCTCCAAATCGAGGAATCGATGCCGCCGATCACACCACTGTTATTCGTGGTGCCAATCAGCAGCTGAATTCCACCGATCTGCCGTCCACCATCAGCCGTGCCGTTGGAGTAAGTATCCAGGGCAATGTTGTTGGTGAGCGTCTGCTCCGCATTCTCGATGCGACCTTCGAGCAAATCGATGATCGCATTCTCACCTGAGTTTTGCAGCATCTCCAAGCCTGAGATAGAGACTGCAACCGCAGCCTGCGCGTAGTTGAACTCAGCTCCCGTGAAGACATCGGAAGGACTGATGTTAAGTGCTTCATCAAATTGTTATCGCGTGGGCTCTTTATCCCTCGCATCTGCATGTCACCATGCAGTTCAGACTATATCTTCCCTTTCGGGTGGGGCATTCGTGGGGCGATTATTCTTTCGTCACGCCCTAGTCGTTACACCGGCCACAGCATTTTAGGTCTGTGGATTGGCTCGGTATTGACTCCTTCTACCAAAAGCGTATAAAGGAGTTGTCCACCGAATTAACCCCATGTTAGCCTTATGCCAAACCATAAAACAGGTCATGAAATCGCGTGCGTAGTTTGCGGAAAACTCGTCTATAAAACCGCTGCTTATCTCTTGCGAGGGCACAAGCGGATTACGTGCGGAGCCTCTGAGTGCAAAAGCAAATCATTTCAAGGCGAACACAATCCATTTTGGGGAAAGATTCACGATGAGGAAACTCGCGTTCGCATCCGCGCCGGTCGTAGAGCCAGTCCACCTAAAGGAACTGGCCCACCAAAGGGCTACAAACACACCCCAGAAGCCAAAGCTAAAATCACCATCGCATTGCGTGAAAGATGGCTCAATAACCGTGCTGAAATGCTCAAAAATCTTGAGCACCTACGATCTATAAAACCTCGTGAAGAACAGCGCTATCGCCGCAACTTCACGCCTTTACAACGCCGCGAGTGGAAAGACTCGGCTTGTCTATGGTGTAAAACACTTGAGGATCTGATCCTCGATCACATCATTCCTGTTTCATGCGGCGGAGTGAATGTGCGCTCTAACGCTCAAACACTCTGCCGTACCTGCAACTTGTGGAAAATGGCCTATGTTGATAGACCGCTTTTCCTTGCAGGATTAGGCAGCAAGGAGGGCTGAAGTAGACATCAACCCAGAGTACCGTTTGAAAGTCCCGTTCTCCTGATAATTCAGCTCTTGGACAATTGTGCGTCCACCACTTACCGGTTTTACCTTCCCTTTTGCGCGCAACCGATAGAGCAGCGCATTATTTTTTGTAACGTTATCCGCCAGTTTACCGGTGCGGTTCCTGAGCGTGGTCGTTACGATTTCCGTCAACGCGGTTGACGGACCTACGAGTGCCATGATCGACTCCTAAATTGTTAGATACGTCCCCGAGCTTCGGCAAAGGCCGCCTCGAGGTCCTCACGAACGCTTGAGTTAGGATTTATTGCTGGTGCGGGTGATCCGCCTGGACCTCCACGCACGCTTAAACCCTTGGTTCGTGCCCGCTGTACTTTTAGCGCCGCATCTTGTTTCGCTTTCGCTTCGGCCTGTTGATCAGACAGTTGCTGTGCGCGAATGTCAGGACGTGCCCAAATGGCCGCTTCATACGCCTCCTGCAGGGTGCCGGCATAACCACTTCCAATCAGCTTGCCCATATCGGCCTGTACTGCTTGGAAATACTTATTTTTCGGGTCTGCGCCAAAGGCCTGAATGGCCTCCATCACCTTTTGCTCCTCAGCTTGACGCTGAAGGCTAGTCTGCTGCTGGGTCATCCCCTCAAGCTGTGCGATCCGTTGTTGCAGAGCGGAGACCTGGGGGTTAACTTCCTGCGGCTGACCGATCAAACTCAAATCGATACCGTAATTCTGAATCACCTGTGCAATAGCGCGAGCTTTCGTCACAGGATCGGCTGTCTGTAAGATATAGGCGGTGTTTAAGACCGACTGAACGGCGGCAGGAACGGTCGTCCCCGCAGCCCGGATAGTCGCCTCATAAGGAGCAACGATCTTTTGCATCTCCTTGGCAAAGGAGCGTTCCTCATCGATCTTTCTCACGCCCCGTTCCATGTCCCCTTCGCGCTTGGCGATTTCCGCTCGAATCTCCGGGTCTATGGCGGCCCATTTGGCCTTGGCTTGTGCTGACCAACTGTTTGGAGCTGGTGTAAAAGAAGGAGCAGCAGTAACGGGGGGAGTTTCGGGTTGCTCCTTGGGTGCGAACTTGCCCTTCTCATCGCGAGGACGCTCGGAAGGCTCCTCTTCGCCCGATGCTGGAGCAATCTGGGGCGTTTCTTTTGGCTGTTCGACCTTAACTTCTGGCTCTCTAGCCTCGATTTCATCCCGTGCCGCAATCAATTCCTCACGGATACTGCGCTCTGGGATGACTTCACTTTCTGGAACTGCCATTTAGCACTCTCTTTAGTTCTTGAGCCACTTCGCCCTTCTTAGGGCGAAAATCATTGCGTATCGGCTTGATGGGTTCATTGCCCACCTCAATAAACCGATTGCGCTTTAAGAATTCTCTGTGTTCCTTGCGTGAACTGATCCACTCTCCTGCCAGATCTCCTGCCACCGCTTTATAGGGGGCAAGATCAGGGGTCACATAGGAAGCACCTAACTGCTGCACCTGTCTACCACCGCACCGACAAGGAAGGGTGGGTTTATGATCCTTCACCGTACCCACGATTTGGCCTGTCTCGCCGCAACGCGGGCATTCGTATTCGTAAATCATAGAAAATACGCCACGCTGCCGTCTTCGGTGAGGTAGTGGAAGCTCATTTTGGTGCAGGCTTCTGCGGCACTCTGAATGGCGGCCACTGCCGGTACCATCCTGGTTCGCCTTCTTTAGCGAGGGTCAAAATACACCTCCCGCCGACCACTGAATGGGAACTGATCCGCCATTAGTAACGCCAATGACATTTATCACCAACTGCGTTGCGGTAACGCTAACCACTTCAGAGGCAATGCCGCCTCCAGTTACGCTCGTGACGCTAGCGCTGCAATTTTGTAAGGTGGGCGGCGCATTGGTGCTGAAGCTTTGCGGGAAAGTGATTGTGGTCGTGCCTGAAAAAATTGAACCTAAAGCACTCGATGTGCTGACACTAGTAGTGCCAGATTGGAAATCGCTGGCAATGTAGTTGGTTCCGGCTGGCCAGTTCATCTGGCGCTGCGCAAAGCCTGATGCTTGGTTGATACCTACCTTGGCCCTGGTGTTATGCGTCCCGAGAACGATAGCTTGCGAGGTTGTGCCTGATGCAGGGCCACGAATCACGTTTGCATCTATCAACGGATCGGTAACCCAGTCAATAGAGATGGCTATAGATGTTCCGGTATCGGCGACGTTGAACACGTTTCCATTGACTATCATCCGGCTTAAAAAAGCTGCCCCGTTGTTGCATAGTACGCCGATTGAATTGGTGGTCGTACTACTGACTAAAATCTCATTGCCGGTGATTACGGCGTGGCTGAAAACTGCTGAGCCAGATGTACGCTGCAACTGAATTGCGGTAGTGTGAGAGTTCTCGAAGCTATTCCCGGTAATGAGTAAATCCGAGGTGCTAGACAATCCAAGATCCAACAGGTATCCGATGTTGAGGTTATTAAACTTATTGGCAGTGATTTTCAGGCCGCCAGAGGCAATTTGCCTAATGCCGTTACTCAATAAATTTGAGCCTGGACTATTGTTCTCAAAGTCGCAGTTCGTAATTGACGAATCTCCGCTATCAGCTACGTTCGTATTGTTGACGGTGATCGCATCGCCGCTCGGACTATAGAACTGAGACGCGATAACTGACCAGCGGGAAGCTGCGGAGAAATTTATTCCATTCGGTAGACTATTAATAACGATCTGGAACACGCGCATGGCGCTTACTTCGCCGGAGGCTGGACCTATTCGTATACCGTATCCGCCTGTCTTGCTTGTAAATGGTCTAAGTTGGAAGTTCTCAAACCTTCCAGCTACCGATCCGGTGTAGTTGAAACAGTCATTCGAGCCCACGCCGGTATCTGTTAGAAACGTCTGATAAGCGCCGTCTCCAATTATTCCTGCCCCGAAAAATCCACCAGGACCGCCAGGAATTGGTATTGATCCAGCATCAGAATTAAAATGGTAGTTGCCAGCCGGGTAATAGATCATTTTACCTGTGGCATGAGCGGCAATCATGCCTGCCGTCGAATCTGTCGCACCACTTGGATCAACCCCTGCGAAGTCCAGCACGCTCACCGTTTGCGCGAGCTTCGCTGCGATCGAGGTTAGGACTGAGCCGGTGAATGGGGGCAAATAACCTGAAGCTGCGCCAGTTGATACCCATGAGCTGCCGTTCCAAACCTGCGGGCCGCCATCGCTCGTGTAAGCCTCAACACCCGCACGTAAGTTCGATATGACGGGAAGTGTTGAAGTAAGAAACACACCAGGAATGTGATTCGTCGGCCAGGTGCCCAAATCATTTGGATCGTTAGGGAACTGAGCCAATGGCCCTCCCGCAATGATCGCAACGCAAAACCGCTGCTTTGATGGCGCAATCGCACTTACCGGGTTTCAATGTCATATCAGGATTAGGCGTCCTCAATTGGGTCAGTTCCTGGATGATCTGACGGTTCACGGTTTCTAGTTCCTGTAATCTCACCCGTTCTCTGATGCGATCCTGTTCCTGGGCGAACAGAGTTTTCTCAAGCTCATCGTAATGACCCTCACGTATCCATCTACATGGAAGAGATGATCGAGCGACTTCCAAGGTTGTCATGCGGTCCATCACTGGATCCCCGCTATCTGGCCTTTCTCATCCCTGACGACCTTACGAGGCTTTCTGGCCTCTTTTAAGGCCGCGGTGAGCTCTGATATAGCCTTTACCGTTGGCTCCTGTTCCTTGGCCTTACCGTTCGATTTAGCCTCAGCCTTCACTTGGGGTTTAAGCTTCGCGACTTTCTCGGCGTTCTCACCCCGTACACCCTCAATCTCTTTGGCCTGCTTGCCCTTGACGCCCTCGATTTCCTTAGCCTTGTCGGCCTTCAAGGATTCGACGCCAACTTGGGTCTCCCTTTCGTGCTGTGCCATGCGGCCTTCGTGATCTTGAGTCATCTGCGTGATTTTCTGCTCGTGGGCCTGTTTAGCACCATCCAACGCCTTCTCATGATCGTGCTGCATCTTCGCAATCTGAATATCGGTCGCATTCTTAGCCGCCGCAATCTTCTCCTTGGCCGCTTCCTCGAACTGCGCCTTCTCAGCCTCGAACCGATTGTTGATTTCAGCGAGCGCTTGCTCATGCTGGGCCTTGGCTGCCATGTCCTGCTGGTTTCGCTGCGCTTCGAACTGAGTTCTTAGCCTATCTTCCTGGGCTTGCGCTTGCTGCTGGGCCTGGGCGATCTGAATATCTGCCTGCGCTTTGATCTGAGCGGCTTGTTGGGTAGCTTGAGCCTTCGCCTGCTCTTTCAGCATCTCAGGATCAGGCTTAGGCGGGGCTTTCGAGAGCTTATCGATCGCATCCTCAAACACCCTCTCTAAGCTTCTGGCCACCTTAAAGCCCCGAATACCGAACATGATGAGTTCCCCAGCAGCCGGAATCATCATCTGCGGTACGTTCGAGGCCTCTCCTATCAGTTTGGATACGGCCTCGATGAAATTCATCCTAGCTTCGCGTTCATTATCCTCATCGAGCCGTATGGTGGAGTCGGTCTCCACATCGATACGAAATTCCCGAAGGACAGGGTTTTCAAGTAAGGCCGCAACCTCTTCCCAGCTCGGCTCTTTAAGAAGCGTTAGGTCTATTCCGGGCGAAGCACCGGGCGCCGGGGGAGATGGGCTTCCAGCACTTCCCTGCGGTTGAGGAGCGGGACCGGCTTGGGAAGGCATGGGAGCATTTCCGGGGCCCGCCCCTGGTGACTGCGCAGCACCCGATGCTCCGGGACCAGATGGGGACCCTGCACTTCCAGGTAAACCTCCTGGCATCGTGGGCATAGGATTTTGTGCGGCAGCAATTTGTCCATTGATCGCCTGCTTCTCGGCTTGGGTGAGTAACTTGACACCCGAAATCTTCTTGATCGTCTCGATATCATAGTCCGCAATGACCTCGGCCATGATGCGGATGATGTCCCGGCAAAAGCGCTGCACCTCGCGCTGCGAGTCTGAAATGCGCAATACCGCAAACTGACCCTTGATCTGCTGGGCGGTGGCCGTTTCATTCGGTTCCGATAGCCCGCGGATGATGTCAGAGAGTCCCGTGATCTGGTACACATCATCAATCATCATCTGGCGCTGTTCGCGCAAGAATCCTAAAGCCTCCGCAATCTCCTTTAAGGGCAGAAGCTCCATCACACCAGCCAGCCCGCCCTTCTCCTTGAGCGCTATCCACCCGTCCACCGGCACTAGAGCATTTTCCGTACCCTCGGATAGCAACCGATCAAGCCCTTCAGCAGAACTATCCCGCACGCCGGCGACTTTGAGAGCTTTGCCGATCGCGGTAATACGGCTCGAGAGTTCGTCTATCTCATTGGCCTGATCTTGATAGAAAGTGAAATTGGGTGTCGGAACTAGTTCCTCAGAGGTAAGGTTCGCAAACATCGGCGGCGGGCAGGGAAAGAAGTTCTCCAGGCCTAATGGATCTTCCTTCTCATCGAGCGTTCTAGGATGATTCTTGCAAAGCCAGATGACTTGGTGTTCCTGCTTGTCCCAAATCTCGTAGATGATGGCTTTCTTCTGCTCCCGGTTGTCCTGCTTGACCTGGGCGTCCTTCAAGGTCTTGGGCTGCCAGTCTAAGGGTACATCATTGAACTCCTTGCCAAAGCGCTTTACGCCTTCCTCACGGGTCAGATAGACGATTCGCCAGACTGCCCGGACTTCCTCCCAGGTCCTTGCCCAGGTATGGCCGAAGTCCTCCCAGTACACATAATCAAGCAGGGTTTCCTCGTACTTGATGCGCTGCTCATCTACCTCATCTTCAGCGTCATTGGTGACTTCCTCACCTTCGGTACGCTCATCGGCATTAGGATCCGACTCATTGATGAGTTCAGGCTTATGAAAGTGCGGCACATAGCGCACCCACACCGTAGCTCTGCCGGGAAGCTCATAATCAAGCACAGCCTGACGAAGGATTGCGCCAAAAGGATTGGTGCACTGAATCGTATAGTCCAAGCACCGCTCTAAAACCTCGGCTACCTGACGCCCTACCGGGTCTTTGTCCTTGAAGCGCCGCTCACACTCAGGCTTGGGATCCCGTGCATAAAGAGCCGGCATTCTGGTCTGCACGTTCGACCATAGGATATTAAGACGAGTGACCGCATCTTCTCGTGGCGATCGCACATCCTTGTAGCGCTTCATGATCTTCCGACCACGCTTCAGCCACTTATCCGCTGTGCGCTCGTAGAGCTGAATCTCGTTCTTCCAGAAAGCCACCGTTGGCGTGGCTAGTTCGATGGTCATTAGTTATTTTACTACTACAAACGTAATATTCGCAGTCCCACCGATAGTTGCAAAAATGCCGCCTGGACTAGCTATTGGAAGCGCAAACCATCCATTGGCACCAGCGACAAAAGTAATTGTGCCGCCGATAGCTGTTCCAGCAGAACCTCCATTGTTGGTAGCAAGAGCTAAAGTCCCAGAGGAGTGACTGTTTAGGAAAAATCCCAACATAACACCTTCAATGGAAGTCGTTTCGGCTTGGCTTCCGGGATCATTCCCACCACCTGGATAGGTACGAGCCATGGCAGTTCCGCCAGCCACCACACCACTGCTCGTTAGATTAACTGGAATGCCAATTTCAACATTACCAATACCCATCTTAAATCCTCTCCTGTCGTACCTTGTTGCGATCTTTCGGCCAGAACATCTCATCCGCGGTCATTTGGTCTAGGAACCTGGGCTCTTTAGTCGTCGCCTTGCGGGACATATAAGGCCTAGACATGCAGGCATAGCGGGTTTCATCCGCCGCATGGTCCTCACCGTCCGAGTCCACATCCTCAGCCTTTACCCGATCGTGCTGAAGCATAGGTAAGGTACGAATGGTGTCCTTACAGGTCGAGAAGAAGTAGATCATCGGCTTCTCCTCGCCCTTCAATCGAGCCCTGAGTTGATCCCAGCCGCCAATAGCCCCTGCCTGAGCCACCCGCTTGTTATCCGCCCGATAGAACATCGCCCCAGCCTTAGCCATTCTCTCGGCAATCGAAGGGCCGCCATCAGCCGTATAGGCCGCAGGATCAATCACCCCGTACTTGCATTCACCTTTGGTTTCACGGGAAACAATTCCTAATGCAACTTCTTCAGCAGTGAGTTTAAGTCCCACATTTGGTTGACCTGTTGATCCATACCATTCACGGTACTTGATGATGGCATTGCGAGGGAAATCCCCATCGCCTTCCGATACCGCATACCAACCGACCGAAAAGGGTTTAGCTGATCCCCAGTCCATTGCCCTAAAGCGCACCCAATGAGCCGGCAGCTCTCTTGGGGTAACCACGTGTTTCTCAGTCGAGAACTCAGGGAAGAATGCCCCTTCAATCGCGTTCCAATCGCCCTCCAGCCATGCCCTCACGAGCTGCGGGGAACCGACCAGGTAGAGACGATCTAAGTAGCCTGGGTCATTACGTAAGAGAATCAGGTTGTTCTGAAGCTTAGACGGGATGAACACATACCGATGTATCGACCCATTCGGAAGCTTACGTTCCAGTATCTTTAGTCCCAATGGCGATGGATCAATGTACCGATCCTTAATCCATCCCTGCCCAGGTCCACCCGGATTACCGGTCAGGATAAGCTGTGTCGGAACACCCTTGGCACTGCGCAGCACACCATTCAATCGATCAATAGGCGCAGGCATAGGATAGTTTCCAGCTTCCTCAACCGCTGCATCACTGATGCTCTGCCCTTGGTACTTCTCAGCATCCTGAATGCTCTCAAGGGGCCTGAAACGGACACGCCCACCTTGTGGCATGTTGAACATCTTGTGCTGCTCACGCCACTTAGCGCCTAAGGGACAGTAAATCTCCTTGGCCCGCTCAACTAAATCGTCCTGCTGTGGCATCTCCTTGCGGAAGAACACCGCATTGAAAGCCTTACCGTACCGACGAGCCTTCAGAGCAAACTTGCCCAATACCCCGTCTGTCTTCCCGCCACCTCGAGCGCCACCAAAGAATATCTCACCGATGGGGCAGTCAATGAGGAGCTTTTGCGGTCCCGCTTGCGGGCGCCAGATGATCCTGCGCGCTGGCTGCCCATTCATCAGCGCTGAGGGGCTTATCGGAGATATCGGAGATTCCAAGTTCACCCTCGATGTTCAAGTCTGTCTGGCTCAAATCAGGCAAGGTTTTGCGTAAAAGTCCAAGCGCAGCAGTCACTTGCGTCTGGGTCATTTCGACTTTACCAAGTCCATGATTCTGTAGGCGTTGAGCGAGTAAGCCTGTCTTGATGCGTTTACGCACAATCTCAGGCGTCCAGATGCCTTTAGGGCGGCCCATTTCAGCCAGCCGTGAACGTAAACACGGATGCGCCGCTAGCCACGACCGTGATGTAGAAGCGCGCTGCAGCATTGTTGGTAGTGGTGGCTGCCGGGAGTGCAACGGAGGCATTGGCTGAAGCTCCGTTAATCACCCCTCCCGTGGGAGGGAAGACAACAAGGGCTTGGGAAGTGCCATTGACCACTTCGTAATAATCCCCCACATTCCAGTTCTGCAAAAATGGATCAGGCAGGGTAACAGCGGTATTGGAACCATTCGCAGCAGTAACCACCACCATATCAGTGGGCATTTTATAGCCGCCCTGGGAGGTACCAGCGGCAGCGGTGATGAGACTTACAGCGGTGACATAGCCGAGTACGGCATTGGCTGTGTTGATCGGATTTCCGACAAGGGCAGATCGTGAAGGCATAATCTAACGCTCCCAGCTAGTTTTGGCACGGCCACGCAAGGACTCCATTTTTCCTCGGTGGGTTGATTGATGAAATCCTGAAGTGGGCTTGCCTCTTGCTGGCCCCTCACGCTCGGACTTCCCTCTGGATTGTGGCTGGCCCTTATTCGATTGAATCGTTCCGCCAGGGCCGGTTGAGGTAGCACGGTATGACTTATCCGAGGAGCCTCGAAACTTGCCTGAATCCATGTTAGGGGACCCTGAAGCACCGCGCTTACCGATCGGCCCCTCACGTTTTGGCCCAATTCCAGCAGAATTAGTCAACCCTCCGCTAGAGGCGTCTTGACCTGTCTTGATAAATCCGGGTAGACCTTTCATGGAATTCCTTTGTACGGGGGGTGACTTACCCAATTGAGAGGTGGTGCGCGTCGCTTTTATCGAGGCGCCATCGTAGAACTTGGCAGGCATCATCGAACTCCTTTGGTTAAGTGCGAGACCAATTCGCCCGCAAGGTGAGTTAATTCATCGATTTCACTCGATTCTACCGCCAAATAGACGGTAATCGCCTCATCATCATCGACTACTTTCTGCAAAGAGACGGGTTTCTCAGCAATGAGGCGGGCTATTTCCTCATCGATCAAATCCTGGCGCTGAAGAGCCTTTTTAGGTAATCGCAGCTTCTTTCGATAATGGCTCTCACGGACTACCTGGGTGCCGCCATCGTGAGTGTCGCCCGTGGCAACAATGAGGTTGCTATTCGTGCCAGACCATATAAATCCGAAGGTCGGATCACTCGAAATCTGTATCGGGACATCAGAATTAGTCCCGCTCCAGGTAAAAGTACCTGGTATCCCAATAATGGGATTTCCTAATGTCCCTGTGGTAGCCGACCAAGCGTAAGCCCCGATACCAGCATTGATGAGCTGAGAGAGACTCGCAATGGCCCCGGCCCAAGAATAAGCGCCGATCGATTGAGAGATATTCTCAATCAGCGTGGAGGTAGTCCCTGCCCAGCTATAGGACCCTACGATGCCATTGATCAGTCCAGAATTGACCGCAGTCGTGCCTGACCACGAGTAACCAGCAACGGTGGCGTTGATGACATCGTTTATCGTCGCTGTCGTGCCAGCCCAGGTATATGAGCCTATCGCCTCGTTTATGAGGCCTGAGGCATTTGAGGTCGTGCCGACCCAAGAGTAAGTGCCGATTGAGGCATTGATCGTGGCGCCGCCAAGGACAGTGGTGCTTAATATCAATCTCTCAAAGCGCGCACCTGTCTTACCTGGGCTTCTACCTGGCGTAAATCCACGTGCTATGGGCGCGGATAAAACCCTGGTAGGCTGAAAGGTCGCAATCGCTGCCTGATAGCACAGCATAGTGGCGTTTGCGGTGCAATTCCAGGTCGCTGTCTGCGCGCCGGTCCCTGTTGCTGAAAGATACGAACTTTCGGCTCCGACCGTGACACTGTTATCCTGAGAGACACCAAGACTGGCAGTGTATCCAACAGCCGGGTCTGAAATACCTGAATTGCTCGTGCCTGTGCCGCAATTCAAAGCACAGCATGCCACCGAGAAATCACTACTCGATGCAACCGCGCCGGTCGCGCCTGAATTAAGCGACGTGATGCTGGCTGCCGAATTATTCAGATTACTCTGAACTACATCCAATGTCCCAGGAGGCCACTCGGCAATCGTAATTAGCGCGAAAAGATTAGCGCCGGCGGTGGGTGGCGAGACTGTCGAATTATGAGTAGTGGCAGAGGCCACTTGCTCATAGAAAATCGCGGCCCCGACTGCGCCGGAATTAAAGGCAGAGAGTGGATTTTTGGCTACCAGCCAAGTGCCATTGGCATCGGTTGGAACCGATAGCGTTTCTGCCGCTACCGAAGCGCCATCAATCCAACTTACCGTGAGTGTGAGTAGATTGCCAAGAGTGGCATTTCCGGGCAAAGCAATGGAGCCGCTCGAGACGCCGGACACCAATACGCTATTGCTTTGAACCGGAGCCGTCATGGCCTATGCCCCAGTATCGCCCCAGCATTCGTATTATTGACAATCGCCACAGATCACCCCGTGGCGTTGATCAAGCTGCGGTATTTCCCCAGGTAAATACACGATACTGGTTTAGTTGCATGCTTTTAATCCGCCGTGTTTCCCCAGCTCTTCACTACGTATTGCTGAAGTTGAAAACCATTGCCGGCATTACTGACCGACTGAGCAACGAAGAAATCAAGCGTATTAGCGATGGTAGAATCGAAGCCAGCGCCCACCGCAGGAGCTGTATTCGGACACATCGCCCAACCGGTATTTGCCGCCCCATCGGCCAAAGAAGCCGCCATTGCGATCATCTGCCCCCAAAGCATCGCTTGACCCCTAAGTACTGCGGTCGTTCCGGTCCCTTCAACATCGCAGGTAAGAATAATTTTCCCCACACACGGGATAGTCGTATGAGCGGTCGTCGTCAAATTAATTGCGCCTGTGGTGAAGGCGATTGCCGCGCCGACCATCACCTGAATGGTGAACGTATCTGGTCCTGTGATACGGTTGCTGATCCCAGCGGTAAAATCAATTTCAAGTACCCCTTTGCGCTGGAAAAAACCGCTGGGCAGAATCTTTGCAGCCGCCGAAGCTTCCGTAACAGTGGCACTAGTGAGCATCGACTTCGCAGTCGTATAAGTATTATAGAGTGTTCCAGCCTTCGGAAGGCTCGCAATGACTTGGCCCCAACTTTGAGATGCCACTTACACGCTCCTAAATAGGCAGATAAACCATGTTCGGTGCAAGCGCATAAGTTGCCTGCAAGGACTGGCCTGGATTCAAATGAAACTGACCGCCAAGCAATCCGATGGCAGTGAAATTCACACCATCTGGCGCAAGTGAAATCGCTGTCACGGTGCCACCTGAGACCATGACATTGATCGGGACAGTTTCAGGATTGGTGAAGGTGAAAGGAGATGCTCCCACTGAAATGGTGACAGCGGGGCCATAATTGGCTCCGTTGCGCGTAACAATAGCCATGTGTGATCCATTATGTGGCTGTCCCTTGGAAGATAGGCTGGGTACCAGAAGAGACGCCGTTGATATTGATCTGAAGGCCAGGGACGAGCGATAAGGATCCAGCGAGATCCATGAAACCAAATACGTGTTTGCCTGCGTCCGTGGAGTCGTAGAAAATCGCCCAAAAAGCCCCGGTTGGATTACTCGCATTCGCCGCGATCGTAATCGGGCTCGTGGCATTCAAAGATGTCACAGCTCCTGAAAGCGTCGAAGTAGTACCGGAAAGTGTCACGCCACCGGCAGAGTAGTTACCTCCCGGTGTAACCTCAGCAGTCGAATAATTCTGTGTACCACCAGCGCCCCAGCGAGGATCTGAATCAGTGATTCCTGGGGTCTGGGCATTGGTGATAATGGCCATTTTGATGGTATCTGAAGCCCACAGTGAGGCTAAACCGGTCAAGGTCATGTTCGAGACGAACTTGGCACTCACGTGGGTTTGGCCTACTGACATCAAGCCTCCATAAATAAAAAAGCCCGCAAACAGCGGGCCTTGGTGACAGTTTCTCTATCAAATCACGTTCTACCATGTCCGTGCCTAAATTGGAACCATGGCAAGCTCTTTTCTGTAGGTAGCCTGACCTAAAGAACAGTACGCAACGTGCACCGCATACTCGGCATCCTCAACCTTTCGCCGCGCCGACCATTTGGTACAACCCATTCTCTCACCAATCTCCTTCAAACTCATGCGCCACTGGTACTTGTGGATAACTAACTGCCGCTCGTATGGCTCAATGAGCTTGGTGGCATTCTCGATATCGAGCACATCTGCTGGAATATACCCCACGGCAAATAGCGGTGTTTTCAACGCACGTTCGCCGAACATGGGCGAATATCGAGGATATCCGATGTTCTCGATGGCGCCCCAGCGGCCCCACGCCACCAGAAGTGCGTGAGTGCTCATCGGAATCATGTAGAGAAAAACCAAACGACGACCCATATTCCCATCAATCCGCACGCTCCCAGCCAGATAAACCCGATCTTCAAGTTCTTGCGCTGGCGCTTGTCGAATTCGATCCGGGTGAGCGGAATCACGTAATCCTCATCGTAATCCATAGATCTACCCCTTTTACGTTACTGCGTAGGCCTCTCGGCGCTTGATCAACAGATTGAAGTCGTAAACGATTTGGGAGGCGTTATACGCCACGATGATAGGCCCCTTCCACACCCTTGCGAATTCTATTTGCGCCGGCCCACGACGCTCTAATGCGGTTTTACGCCCCCTTGGGGTCTTAATCTCGACCAGAGCGCAGACATTGTTGCGTGCAATCGCCAGATCAGGAAAACCGGACCCGACGCGACTAAGATCAGCAACAGAAAAGCCGCAATCTTGAAGTTCAGCCATAATTTGCCCGTGGCGCTCATCCTTGCGGAGCTTGTAGCGCATTTCGCTCATCCTGCTCAGCAAGCGCAATTGCCTGGCTCATCGACAGTTCACGCCCCAAGCAAGCTCTGTGCTTTCTTGTCATGTTCCAAAGTTCCCAACCGCGCGTAGTCCAGTGGATGCTATAAGGAGCGCATCTGTACTCCATTGGCGCGGTGCAGTGAAAGATCACGGCTTGTTCCTAGGATCTACCCCTGGCAGGCTCATGGTTTGGAACCTCCATCAGATTGCGGCGATGGACCGATCCCTCCTCGATTCTCATGCGTCAATGGTTCTTGACCCATATCATTTCCGCCAGAGCGAAAGATCGGCTGCCAAGGCCATACTTCGCTGGAATCTGAACGCCACGGACCAGGGATATCGCTCTCAATGGCTGGACAATGCTCAATTTGCCCAATCCTAGCCGACAGCACGCACAATTCCTTGCGCAAAGCTTTGAGCTTCAGTTCCTGCGCTATAGAGCGCTCGAGTAAGGATTCAAGACGAGATTTGCCGTGACGGCGCTTAGGCTTGGCTGCCACTGGCTACTCCCGCATTCCATCCTCTCACCCAGTCACGAACCTGAGATTCGGTGTAATGCTCACTCGGTTGAGGAAGCGATTGTCCTCGCTGCCAGTGAACTGCGCCAGATAGGCCTTTAGTGTAAGGCGAGTTGGTTTCTTTCATTTTCCGATCCTCTCGCGGATTCTTGCTACCGCGTCTTTTGCTTGGGTTCTTTCCGCTGCTGACTCTTGGGGTTTTTCCGAAGAAAGCGTTTTTAACGCTCTCTGATCTTTATATGTTTGAGTATGCGTCTGAGTATGAGAGGGGGAAATCGGGGGAGAGCGGGGGACGTCCCTAGAAGCACGTTTGCGCTCTGCGTCTTGACCGGAAGCGGTGCGCGCTGAGTCCTTAGCCATCAATCTGGCTTTTTCCCGATATTGTCCATGGTTGACCACCTGCCAGCCCCAATCTCGATCTTGGTCTATAAGCTTGAGCCTAGCTCCACCTTCTGCTTTTGACCGGCTTCGCGGGTCTGGCTGGCAAAGTTCTGTCAGTCCCTTGATTAGGATTTCAAGCGGCCATCCGGTCAGCAATCCAATGGCTTCTGGCGTCATGTCTATGCGGCCATTCTTGTCTGCAAGTGGTAGAATTGTCAGCCAGATAGGGAGCGTCGGCCATTTACCGCAGAGAGTTCCCTGGAATACGGTATCGAATACGGGAGTGTACCCGCTCATGCCTTCGCGGCTTGCTCTCGACGATAACGAAGGCTGCGAATGTCCTCTTCGAGTTTCTCCGATCCTAATAGGACCACTTCCAGGTAATTGGCAACCGAACGGCTTTCTAGATAGGCCGCTTCTTTCACGTCGTTTGCCAGCTCGGCGTCGAGGTAAATGGTTATTCTGTATCTGTCTGACATAAGACATTCTCGCACAGACTAAGTGAGAATGGAACATGTTAGCACAGCCTGTTCACGCTCACTCTCTGCACTCCTTCACACCTGTTAACTGACGCATTCAAGCCCCGCCGCACGCTGGCGCTTTGCCGCCTTCGGTAGTCTTGCCGTTAGCCGTATAGGAAGTCGTCGGGAAACGTCCAGTTAAGCGGTTGGATTTGGTCAATTTCGTCATCCCACATGTTCGGCATTGCCAGCGAGAAACCTCAAATGTCCTGGCCTGTAATCGCCATACGTGTTTCATTCTGCTGACGCCAACAGCGCATAGCCCACAATCGCAAATTCCTCACAATGGAGCTCCGCTACGGTCAGTGCGCCATCGTCCATGATTGCGAGTACTTCTCCGTCACGTACGACCATTGCGCGCTCGTTTTGCGTTTGCCGATCCATTGACTTTCCGAAACGTGACCTCTTTCTCAACACCCAGCCATTCCAAAATCTTTGGGCCCATTGGCCTGTGCCGATTAACCACTTGATGTAAATATTGGCGAGAAATACCTATTTCTCTGGCAATTTCGCTCGCTGACTGCGACTCTAGCCTTGTTCCCAATAGATCAAATGGATTTGTCATGGTGCGTAATATAACGTCATTCAAGGCGCTTGACAAGCGGCAATCAGTTGCTTTACAGTAGCGCCATGTTCAACGGAGGCCCCATGCTCGCATATCACAATAACCCCAAGATCAAAGCCAAGTACCTGCGCCGTGTTCGCGCCCACGCCAAGGCCGATGAAATCATCCACGGTAAGTACTGGGAGAACGGCAAGGGCTGTGCCGTCGGCTGCACCATCCACAGCGGTGAACACAATGCGTACGAGACAGAACTGGGTATCCCTTTAGCTCTCGCGCGCCTTGAGGACACCCTCTTTGAGGGACAGTCGAACGGCAAGTCCAAAACCTTCCCGACGCGCTTTCTTGCTGCTATCAAACCTGGGGCAGATCTATCGACCGTTCACTGGAAGTTCCTGCACTGGCTGCTGACCGAGGAGCTTGCGGGTCGTGACCATCCCACCGTTGCTGCTGCGGTGAAGCAATGCGCCGATGTGCTGGTGCCTCTAACCAAGGGTCTTCCGGTTGATCAGAGCGCGGAGAGCGCGGAGAGCGCGGCGAGGAGCGCGGAGAGCGCGGCGAGGAGCGCGGCGGAGAGCGCGGAGAGCGCGGAGAGCGCGGCGTGGAGCGCGGAGAGCGCGGCGTGGAGCGCGGCGAGCGCGGCGAGGAGCGCGGCGGAGTGCGCGGA